TCGACTTCGACATGTTCGGTGTGTTTTGTGGAACCGAAGCAAAGATAAAGAGAAAGTAGAGCGATGAGCACGAAAGTAGCAACGAAGAAAGAAACTGGTGTTTCGATGATGATGGACGACCTGTTCGAGAGTGCAGGTCAGGGCATGGAAACCATGTCCTCTGAAGATATGCAGATTCCGTTTCTGCGTATCTGCCAAGCCTTGTCCCCGCAACTGGTCAAGACTGACCCGAAGTTTATCAAGGGTGCGTCTGCTGGTGACATGTTTAACAACGTCACCCAGCAACTGTGGGAAGGTGAAGAAGGTCTGAAGATTATCCCGTGTGCGTACGAGATGAAGTATCTGGAGTTCCAACTGCGGGAGAGCGGTGGTGGATTCCTTGGCGAGTTGGATAAGAATAATCCTGATATCCGGCAGGCCCAGCGTACTGGTTCGAACGAAATCTTGCCGAATGGTAACGAGTTGGTTCGCTCCGCGCAGTATCTCGTGATCGCCGTGGATGATGACGGTGTTACGCAGCAGATGGTTCTGGATATGAAGAAGACCCAGATGAAAGTTGCGAAGCAATGGAATACCCGCCGTGCTGGTATCAAAATCCAGCACCCGACTCGTGGTTTGTTCACGCCTCCCATGTGGGCAACCGTCTGGCACCTGACTACGGTGTCGGAGAGCAACGACCGTGGTACGTGGTACAACTACGCTATCACGCAGTCCGATGTCGAGTCCGTCCCCCAGGCGGCTGTCTTGGAAGCGAAGGGACTGTACGAGCAGTTCCGTCGTGGTGAGATCAAGACCAGTGCCGCCCCGTCTGAAGAGATGCCTGCTAATCAGGAATCGAACGCGGACGATATCCCCTTCTAACATAGCTGGCTCAAGAGCGCCTTACAGGGGGAGGCGTGAACAAAGAGGGTTTCGATCACAGCTATGGATACTAACCATCACTGGGCGGTATTAGATAACGAGACACTCACCCCCTGCCCTAACCCAATACAGAGGGCTGGTAGTTATGAACTCAGCAGAAAAGTTCATGGCTGCATTTCAAGGCTTTGGTGCAGCGCATGGACAGACACAAATATCGAATGAACGTAGAGCCGGAAAACAAAAAGCAATATCCAAGATTGTCAGGAAGCCCCTGACACTTGAGTTGATACAGTCACACCTTGACGGTCGTCAGGGGGTGGGATCTATTCCCATCAACGAAAACAACTTATGTAAGTTTGGTGCTCTGGATGTTGACGAATACCCACTGGATTTGGTTGGTCTCGACCGCAGGCTTCGAGAACTTAACGTGCCGTGTGTGGTGTGCCGCTCGAAGTCTGGCGGCGCACACATATTCTTTTTCTTTAAGGACTACATAGGTGCCGGAGAGTTCCGAGACAAAGCATCAGAGATTGCGGCCTTCATCGGGCACGGTGGGTGCGAGATCTTTCCGAAGCAAGAGAAGATCTTGGCGGAGCGTGGTGATGTCGGCAACTTCATCAACCTGCCCTACTTCGATGCGGAGCAAACGCTACGGCATGCCATCAAAGAAGATGGGGAGCCGGCGTCCTTGGAAGAATTCCTTGAACTCGTAGATGGGAGAGCCTCGACTTCTGACGATTTTGTTGGGTTGTCGTTTGGAGTTATCGAGGACGAGTTCAAGGAGTGGCCCCCCTGTCTGAACTGTATGTTTGGACAGGGGGTGCCCGAGGGCACTCGTAACACAGTGATGTTTGCAACAGCGGTGGCATGTAAGAAGGAGAAGCCAGATGATTGGAAAAGGCGGCTGGAAGAAATCAATAACCGTATCTCTTCACCACCACTACCAGCTTCTGAAATCGTGTCTATTCAGTCTCAACACGATAAGAAGGAATATGGCTTCCCGTGTGATCAAGAACCGCTGAAGAGTTTTTGCAACCGTGGGCTGTGCCGCACAAAGAAGTATGGCATCGGTGGTGCGAGTGCATCAGCCGACGTTGCCGGTCTTTGTGTCGTGAAGTCAGAGCCACCCGTCTGGTTCTGCGATGTCGGTGGGCGCCGTGTCGAGTTGACCACAGACGACTTGCAGACTCCGCAAAAGTTTCAGAAAGCATGTATGGAGCAGATACATGTCATGCCGCCACTGATGAAGATGGCGGACTGGCAGACGATTGTTGCTATGCTGATGGAAAACATGGTTGAGATCGAGGTGCCAGAAGAACTGACAATGCGTGGTCAGTTTGTCGAGCTTCTTGAAGCGTTCTGCGAGGGCAGGGTGCAGGGGCAGGCGCCAGAAGAGATCACACTTGGCAAGCCATACTCTGACGAAGACGAGGGGCTGACATACTTCAAGCTCGACTCGTTGATGCGATTCCTCCGGAACCACAAGTTTGATCGCTACAGCCGTGGGCAGATTCAAGAACGAATCAAAGAGTTGAACGGCGGCGACAAGTCCAATGGGCGTGTGTGGTTCAAAACATCCAAGGGTGATCAGAAACAAATGCGCGTGTGGTGGGTGCCCATGTTCCGTGAGGAAGTGGAGATACCACCGGCCAACATCCCAAAAGAAGAGGTGCCGTTCTAATGCGTTACATAGCTTATTTCTTGTGTGATGTTTGTGGTCACAAATGGAAAACCTACTATGACCGGCTCAAGTCACTGGAGCGGGGGGATGTGTGCGAGAATTGTTTACAGCGCCCTCCGTACCGCGAGAACTACACAGGTCATGTTGCAGAACCGTACTTCTACGAGGAGGTGCCGTTTTGAGCTACACAAGTTACAAGAGCATGACCATCTTCGGGCCTCCTGGCACAGGCAAGACCACACGTCTGATCAACATGGTGCAAGAGGCATTGGAATCAGGCACTGATCCGGCCCGTGTTGGCTTCATGTCATTCAGCAAAAAGGCTACGACCGAGGCAAGGGATCGTGCCATCGAGAAGCTGCAAGTAAACGCCAAGGATTTGGTTTGGTTTCGGACTCTACATTCAATGGCGTTTCGACAGCTTGGCCTGCGCCGAGAGCAGGTCTTGGACGGAGGTGATCTAAACGCCTTGTCTAAGATTCTTGGCCTGCCCATGACATCGAGTCAGAACATTCGCATGGATGAGGGTCTGTTGTTTACACCGGGGCAAGCCAAGGGTGATGAATACTACAACATGTACAACCTGTCTCGTGCCACAGGTCAAACGCTGGGGGCTGTATTCAATCAGACGTTCTCTGACAACATGCTCTACTTCCGAGAGCTAGAGCATGTCGTGTCTGCCATCGAGGAGTACAAGCAAGAGACGAAGAAAGTTGACTTTGTCGATATGATCGAACGCTTTATCGAAGACGGCGAGTGCCCGTCATTCGATCTGCTCATCGTGGACGAAGCGCAAGACTTGGTGCCGCTACAGTGGCGCATGATACATGAGGTGATTGTCCCACGTTCGGATCGGGTGGTGTTTGCAGGTGATGACGATCAATGCATCTTCTCTTGGATGGGTGTAAAAGTGGACAACTTTTTGTCCTCGTCTGAGCACAAGCAAGTGCTTGACAAATCCTACAGGGTTCCAAAAAAAATCCACCAGTTTGCAAACAACGTGGTCAGTCGCCTGTCGATCAGGCAAGACAAGGATTGGATGCCCACAGACGAAGAGGGCGACATCACTTACAACTACGAACTTGGAGACATCGACATGTCAAAAGGTGAGTGGTTGATCCTGGCCCGTACAAACTTCATTGCCAACAGGATTGCTAACAAGCTGCGGGACATGGGCTATCTGTTCTGGAAGGACAATCGCTGGTCTATATCATCCCGTATCCTTGAGTCCATCGAGACATGGCTGAAGTTGCAGAAGGGCGAGTCGCTGTCTGGAGATGATCTCAAAGCATTTGCCAAGATGGCGGTTGCGTCTGATAGGTATCTGTCCAAGGCATGCCGCCGTAAGATATCGGGGCTGGAGTCTCATGGGTTGTACGATCTGAATTATCTTACCGTCTTTTGTGGCATGGCGGCTGGCAAGGATGATCCGTGGTACGATGTTATACGCATACGAGACATCGACTATGCATACATAACGTCTGTCAGGCGCATGGGTGAGTCGATACTAAATGTCAGCAAGCCTCGCATCGAGGTGTCTACAATCCACCGGGCCAAGGGCGGCGAGGCAGACAACGTGGTTCTGTTTACAGAGACGAGCCCGAAAATACAAAAGTTCTCGACTGTGGACGAAGAGATTCGCACCTTTTATGTGGGCATAACAAGAGCGCGAAAGACGCTGCACATTGTGCAATCCTACTCCAACTACAGGTTTCAGCTATGACACGTGACGAGTTACTTGAAGAAGCAAAGATGCTGATCAACGGGCCGAGGGCCGAGCAGTATGGTTCGGCGTTAATCAATCATGAGCGCATAGCAACGATCTGGAACGTGCTGCTGCAACGGAAGTTGTTGAGCAAGATAACGCCTGAAGAAGTCACGATGATGATGATTGGTTTGAAGTTGGCGCGGCTGTCACAAGACGCTGATCAGAACGATACTTGGATAGACATTATAGGGTATGCTGCCTTGGGCGGTGAGATAAAAGATGCGGACTGATCTGTTAGACTTTGAAGAAGAGTGGATGCCTCCGTCAAGTCTGCCGGACTTGACCTCCGTCAAGCGCATGGCAATTGACCTTGAGACTCGGGATCCGAATCTTACCACGCTGGGTCCGGGCTGGTGCAGGGATGATGGCAACATCATCGGCATAGCCATAGCGGCGGGGGATTTTGTTGGATACTTCCCGATACGTCACGAGGGTT